ATAAAGAATGCCATGACTAGAGAACCGAAAATCGGCGCTCCAACATCTGCTAAAAATTCTATCCAGTTCATAATATTACGCTATTATTTATACAAATAGAGTCGTAGCTACCATAAAAAAAGGGACCTTTAAAGGTCCCTTTCAGAAGTCCGTTAAGACTTTTACTTTAATTGCGAGTGTATTTCGTTAATCACTTGAGCTTTTGTGCCTGACTTTTTAACTTTCAGACTTCTTCTCTCTGCAAAATCGAACAGTTGAACTTTTGTTAAAGTTTTTAGTTCGGCTTTACTCGTGATGCCGTTGTTGTTCGCATCTGCAACAACTGGTGCCGGAACCGGCGAAGGAGTTGTTGAGATTGTTGAACTGCTATCATCGTTTCTAAAGAAAACATAATAGATTACAACTGCTAACACTGCTATTGCAATAACATATTCCATAATATACTCCTAAATTTTTATTATGAACTACTAGTATACTAGTAAGTTATAAAAAGAACAAGGGGTTTTTTGGAATTATTTGTCTTTAGCTTTACCAACATTTAATGCGAACCAATCAAGGACACTATAGGCCTTCTTGACTAATCCATCATCAACTGGAGTTGGTGTTAGAGCTGCAATCAATGATGCACCTGCTACAAGCCATGGAATCAACTGAATCCAACCGACTAACCATGTAAGAAATTCTAACATAATTTTCTCCTGTAATTAATACTGTAATTAATATTACAGAGGATATTTATGAAATAGTGTTGCCGATTGAGTATTTTTGTGTAAGTTTCCACTCAGATTTCTCTTTATAAGGTATAACCTTTATCTGAGATAGTGGTGCTCTAGGGTCTAGTATCTGTTGAGGATTCAACACTTTGACTAAACTCCATTGTCTAAGTAAATCAATTATAGTGTTTCTTCTACCCATATCTGATTCATCAAAATTAGTTTGTTTACCATCGAGTTTGAATAGTTCTTTGAAATGAACGATATAGTATTTGCCTTTTTTGTGGAGAATATGGCAGGATTGAAACAACTCTTTTTCCTTTCTAGATGCCACACCTATACGAGATAAGGTTTCTCTTATCTTTAAGAAGTCATCTTTTTCAGGAAATGTTATTTCTACTAGGTCTTGTATTAAGTCTTGTTCATCCATTATTCTTTCCACCAAGTTTCATGTTATCTTTCAAGTCACGATATTGTTTGTCATTCAATAACTCTAGATATTCTTTGGCCTTTTGTGTTGATACACCAAAGTAATTCTTCACTGTATCTAATTTCTTACTCGTGTAAGGTTTATGCCATTTCGAAAATCTTTGTCTTTTTCTTAAAGTATTTATGAAAAATAAGTATTGAAGACGGTTGTCCGTGCTGTGACGAACATTCATCTCGTTTACTAGAAAGACACAATCTTGGTGGTAAGATAATGCCTTGTTGACTAAGAATGGTTGATATGCTTTCTCTTCGACCTCATCAACCATGAGGTCTTTTTTGTCGTAAGAGACCGACTTTACGAAATCGAATGGATTTCTTTTAGACATTAATTATGTTTGATATAAGAATCAACTAATGCACGACCAGTTAATGCTTTACCAAATATATAAGTTCCTTCACCATCTTCTTTAGATAGTGTTCTTCGAACTGTGCCATTGTTAAATTCTACATCTAAAACAGTCTTGCCGTTCTCTGTATCTTGTGGTCTTGTATCATACCACATAGAATCTAATGAATGTGCATGTATGGTCTTAACCTGTTTTGCCCACTCTTCAGCAGCTATTTTATTTCTTTGATATTCAACTCTCTCATTATATTGTGTCATCATTTGGTCTCCTTGAATTTACACTCACTCATAATTTCAGTAAGACAAGCAGTAAAGTTTATCTCACTGTCCATTGCAAAAGCAGCTTTGTATTGATAGTCTGCAATGATTAATACACATGCAGGTATAGATGCTTTATCTAATCGACTCTCTAAAGTGTTGAATACTTTTCTATATAAAGTATTGAAATCATTATCTGAATTTTGACCGACCCATTTTCTCATGCCAGACCAGTTTTTATCAGACATCATATCAATCAAGGGTGTAAGTTTTTCTTCTGAAAGTGTCGCTAGTAGACCACTATCTATTACACCTGATGCACCATATCGTTGAACTTCATTGATACATCTTCTGAAATCTGGAAAGAATTTCATGATAAGTTCTACAAGAACTTTCTCATCATATTCAATTGTTTCAGTTTCACATATGTGTTTGAGTCTATCTAATGCACCCATAGCAAGAACTGATTTCTCTTGATTTGGTATCGAGAAATCTATAACAGTGCATCTACTATGAAGTGGTGCAATGATTCTATTCTTGTAATTACATGTAAAGATAAATCTGCAATTAGATGAGAACTCTTCTATGAAGTTTCTCAATGCAGGTTGAACTGACTCAGCAGATATGTAGTCTGCCTCATCAAGAATAACGACTTTAGGACCACCAGATAGTGATACTGTAGATGCAAAGTTCTTGATTTTAGTTCTTAAAGTGTCGATAAGACGGCCCTCATCACTGCCATTGATGACAATAAAATCAGCTCCTAACTCATTACAGAGTGCCTTAGCGACGGTTGTTTTGCCTGTTCCCTGTGTTCCACACAATAACAGATTAGGTATCTCTTGATTCTTAACGAATTCTTCAAAAGATTTTTTTACCCCTTTGGGTAAAATAGTATCATCGATTGTTTGTGGACGATACTTTTCTACAAATAAAAATTCTTGTCTCATAATTAAAAGGAACAAACCCCTCCGAATGTTCGTGCATCAGCCAAATGATGAGTTCTGATACTCCCATGAAAGTTAGCGGAGACTAGCGCTTTTTCACACATAATCATTTATGTTAAGCGTTATAAACTGAATCAGGTTCTAATGCAATAAAGTATTCTAAATCTAAATCTTTGTTTTTAAAGTTAGAAATACCTTTACTAGAAACTGAAACAGAATAGTTTCCGTCTAATACTTTCAAGTTCTCAATCTTGAAATTCATTGTGAATGTTGAACCATTGCCTTCACCTACAGTTCTACTGAATGTATTTGATGTGGCGTTCTTCTTATCAGTCACTTGAAACTCAATCTTTGTTCCGTCACTTGATAGAACTAAATCATTAACACCCAAAACACTGGCAGCTTTCTGCAACTCGTTTAGTAGTGATGATGATAAGTCTATAGATACTTCTGAATCTGGCATTGTAATCATCTTCTCTGGTGACATTACCATACCTTGTGATGCATAGAAGTATGTTAGAGATGTATCTGAATCTGCAATACTCAATGATTGTTCATTGAAATTGAAGTCAGGATTCTCCATAAGACTTGTTGCACCTAGAAATTCTACTAGGTTGTATATACTAAACTCTTGGTCAAATGTTTCTGGAACATTTGCAACAGCAAGTATGTTTTTCATATTCGAGATAGTCTTCAATTGATTGCCTGAATCAACTTTGATACCTGAATTAATTGTTGCGAAGTTTTTCAAAATCGCTTTGGTTTCATTACTAATTTTCATTTAGTCTCCTTTTCTAAATCGTGATTATGCAAAGCGAAGAACCCATAATGGATAATCTTCAACAGGTCGGCCCGATTATAACCGTCCTTCTTTCCGTATCTTTGGGCATATTTCATAATATTCCCAATACAAAAACCCTCGCCATGTCCACTATCAATAATGAACTCGGTGGATTGATATTTGTCTTTTGAGTAATGTTTGGCGTATGTATTATCAACATACGAAGCAAACTCCTTGAGGAGTTTGTCTTCGTTGTATTTGTAATCAATCTTACTCATCGTATTCATTATACTCTGAATTGTCATTTTCTTCAAGGGGGTTTTCTTCCTCTTCGTAAGGATTAACTCCCTCATCGACTTTAGTGTAGAGGTCTAGAACAGCGTTTCTAGTCTCTTCATCGAATCTTGAAATACACATTGTGATTGACTTCAACTTATCATTGAACATTCTGTATGCATTGACTATGTGAACAAGTCTTCTTGTTGTTATCACATCATCGATAGCACCCTCGTAATAAGTCTTTCTGATTATGTCAGCCCAATCAACTAGTTTCTTACAGAAGTCTTCATCGACATCACCACTTAGTTCCATTTCTTTTTTAAGAATGTTTCTCTCAGTAGTCACAGGCGGATATTCTTGTTGCATAGTAATTGCAAATCTCTCTAACATTGCCTCGTTCATGATTTGAGTCCCTATGAACTTGCCATCTTCTGAACCTTGACCTTTAGTGTTTGCAGTCGCAACGATAGTAAACCCAGGTGTTGGTGTCACCCACTCACCAGTCTTCTTGATTAGGTAACCTTTACCTTCAAGAACTGATTGTAAACACATAAGTTTGTTAGACCCTAAGTCTACTTCATCTAGAAGTAAGACAGCGCCTTTTCTCATCGCCTTGATAACAGGACCTTCTCTGAAAATGATGTTGCCATTTTGTAGAGTGTGACCACCCATTAAATCATCTTCATCAGTTTCAATAGTGATATTAACTCTAAACAATTCTCTCTTCAATGAAGCACATGTTTGTTCTACCATCAATGTTTTACCATTACCAGAAAGACCAGTAATGAAAACAGGAAAGAATATTTTAGACTTGATAATGTTCTTGACATCTTTGAAGTGACCAAACGGAACATAGTTTGACATCTTCTCTGGAATGATTTTGACTTTATCATCAATCAGATTGACTGATTGCGTAGCAGCTGCAACTGGCATCTGAGATACTTGCGGTGCAGGTATCGGTGCGACATTCACAGGTGTTGGATTCGAAACTGCAACAGTCGTGCCGTTTGAATCAGTTGCGAGTATTGGTTGAAGATTGAAAACAGCACCATCTTTGAAATTGTATCTGTTTGATTTCAACCAATATGGAAATTCTCCCACAGCATCAAACTGTTCCTTGGTAAAGGAAAGTTGATTAGGATATTTCGTTTTAAGAGCTTCAATAAACTCTTTTCTAGGTTGTGTCATATGGAAATTTTTGCCGTCCACATTGACAGATTCGGCAGGGTTGTAAGTCCACTTACTCATATAGTCTCCTTTTTTATTAGTAAATTTCTCATCAGTTATTATGGTATCAAAAAGTGGTGGTCATTGTCAACCACCTATTCAATCTCCTTTAATAATCTCTTCATATCAATATCAATAGATGTCTTCTTACCTTTTCTCATTGTGGTATAAGAATCATTATTGACCCAAAATCTAAATGCTTTACATTCTACCTTTTCAGTAGCACATTCAGATTGTCTATCACAATCAAACTTTACACATGGTCCTTTACCGACCTGTTGTATAGCATCTTGAAATTTGTCTAAGTTTAGCGTATCAATTATTTGCATTATGCAATCTCCTTTATGAATTCGTTAGTTAAAAATCTTGAAGTAGTTTTACCTTTTTGGTTTCTTTTGAAAGCGGCAGTCACTTTGTTTTTGTTTGCACCAATCAACTCATCATCTAGTTCATCTTCGCCTGTTGTAGCGAGATTAGATGCAGAGGTTAAGAACAACTTGTTATAACCTTTGACATTAACTATTGCACCAGTTCTTCTCATTTGATTCCAGAGGTCATTTCTCTCTTCCCAATTGTGATTAGGAAGCATTACCTCATTAACTTGTGACCATTCTCTTTTTGAAGAGAATACAAAGTATCCTGTCACGGTCACATTACAAGTATCTGATATCCACTCTAATAAGTTCTGAGTATTATCAAAGTCATTTCTATACCATCTGTCACCATTCTTGTCTTCATATAAGTAAGACTTGTTGGTGTATGGGTCAAGAATATATCTCTGAGAATTGTATCTCCACTCATCACCAGCCTGTGCCTTGATGTCTTCGCTTTCTGACTCAGTTCTGGCAAGTAAATCTCCTTGATGACTGAAACCATCGGTGATTACAGTTAGGATTGATTTTTCAACATTGTATTTCTGATTGAACTCTGGTAAGAATTTTCTCATACCAACAAGAGTTTGATTGAGAGGTGTGCCACCCAATCTGTAAGTTTGTGGTTCAGTATATTGAGGATACTTATCACTAGACCAGTTGCCATATGCATCGACATCATAGTAATTAATGTCACCAAATATCTTGTTGTATTCGGCAGCAAGTTTCTTTTCTTTAGCAGAACCATCGTATGCATGAGTCAAGTCACCATGAATCTTGCCCAAGATGATAGCAGATAAGTAGTTTAACATTTCAACATACTCTCTGGACTTCATTTCATTTGTTAGAACTTCTACAAGTTTCTCATCACCAGAACTTCTATAAGAATAATTCTCATTTCTTACAATACAATCTGAGAACAGATATACTCTGAAAGGTATTTGAACTTTATTACAGAACTCTGCAAGAATGATAGATTGTTCTAGTAAATCAGAAACTTCATTGTGAATAGAACCAGACCAGTCGACCATGACATTGACACCATGGTTCTTGCCATCAGGTAAGTAAGTCACTCTTTTGAATATGTCATCAACTATCTGATACTTAGCAAGTCTATTCATATCAAGGTCACCACTTGTGCCTGTAAATGCCTTCGCACTTCTATGAGCATTTTGTCTCATCTCAAATTCTTTTGCCATGTGAGCAACAATCTTTTTGTTCTTGTCTTGAAGATGTTTTCTGTATCTCTCAGCAAGAACTTTAACATGTGTTCTTTGTTTCTCATTATATTCAATGTAGTCTTTATCATCATCAATGTCTTCTAATTTGTAATAACTTCTCCAGTCTTTTAGAACTGTTTTGTAATCATAAATCATAGCATCAATATCTACTTCTTTGAATTTTGTTCTCAAATCTATAGTTGATTTTATACAAGCCTTTTCGTCAACAAATAGTTCTTCATTGTTATGTGCATGATGTTCAGTGATAGATTCTCTAGCACCAGTCAAGTCATCATACTCACCAACGAACTTGCCACCTTTCTGACCAGTGACTTTGATTTCTTCTGTCTCTTGACCTTTGTCTTCTTCTTTGTCTTCTTCTGAATCGCCATCTTCTTCCTCTTCTG